GCAAAGATGTTGAGTTCACCGCGACTGAATCCACCATACAACAATCTATCCAGTTGCGGCCAACCTGTCGAGACCTGGCCTCCTGAGTTGAAATATCGATTGATACGACCTGCAGGATCAGCAAAGTAATCTGTGCCCATGTCTCTGGTGAGTGATATTTGTACTGCATCTTTAATTAATTTTTCAACTGGTTCAAACTCGCCCTTCTCCAACAAATCTGCTGATTTTAGTATTGCACGTTCAAGTTCTTGGCGTCGAGTAAATGCCTCAAACTCGCCCATGAACCAGTCAAAGTGGCCTTCGTTCAAGTCCGGCACGGGTGCAAGTTTAATGCCTGTGGTTGCCGAAATCTGTGACCTGTCGGGCATGGTCTTGTGTTTGTCTGTGTGTTCTTTAATGAACTCTGCCGCTGGCCTTAGACTTCGGTCAAAGTTCTGCGAGTTGTAGATGTTTTGAACACGCACATAACTTGTGGCGTCTTCCAACATCATTTCTAGAAATAGTCTTTGGACGTCAAGTCCGTATTCTTTTAACAAGTTGTTTCTTCCTTATTTCTATTTTAATTTTACTAGTTTCTCTTGAGGCCATAATAGTTAGCAAGGCCCCTAGGCGGCCCAGTTTTATCACAGCGTCATTGACATCTTTACAATCCGCAGGCCATTCAGGTATGCTCACTGCCCAACCCAGTTCCACAGCACGGTCAATCAGTTCTACGCCTGCGATATCCTGATCTGGTACCACAGTTATTTCACGTCCGAGACTGCGAATCAATCTTGCTTGTGCATCACTAATGGTGTTGTGCATTACAGCAAGCCCACCTATGCTTAACGCATCAAAGATACCTTCCATGACCAGCACATGTTGCCAGTCTGCATGTTGTAGATCTGTACCAAACACATAGCCCGGTTGTGAGTGATTGATATACCGGGGCTGTTTGTCATCCAAGAATCTAGCAGTCCAACCTATCACTTTGTTATCATATGTAAACGGTACCAACACAAACGGCCTAGTCCAGTGAACACCATCAGTTTTGATAGAAGTCATTATGGGAAAGTCTTCTGGAACACCGCGCCGGCGAATGTAATCCCAGTATAGCGGATGTTCGGGTGTGACCACTTCCGAGAACGGAGGAAAGTCGTCTGAGTCTTCAAACTCAATGGCACTCAACGCATTGAATACTCGTTGCCGATCTTCTAGTATGCCGTGTATGCTACGATGACGCAGACTTTCAAGATTGAGCATTTCAATCTCGTTGTCGGGTACACCCATCCACCCTAGTAATCTCTTGGCTTTAAAACTAACTGTGCGCCCTAAAATAAAACTGGCTGTGTATGAGCAATTGAAACAATGATAACTCCAACCCGATTCAGTTGCTTTGATACCACCACGTCCACGTCGGTCTGCGCTGTTGCCATTATGAGTGCAACATACCGCATTGAAACTCAGCCAGCCCTGTGGACTGGGTTTTCTTTTTGCAGGTAGGTAAGCAAGGATATCTAGCATCTGTTGATTATAACAGATCAGTTACACTAGATCAACGATATTGAACGTTTTGTACTCGTCCGTTTGTGAACAATGCTGTGGCACTTACGTTACTTTGGAATTGCACCGGCAAGTAGCCAGAACCGCCATTGGTAATAGTTACTCCAGCCACTCCACCGTTGGGATCGATTGTGCAGGTGGCAGTGGCACCAGAACCGTCTCCTAGGATTTCAACCAGGGGTGGCGCCACATAATACACGCCCGGATTGGTAATACTAACTGAAGTTACCACATTGTTTGTGACTTGTACCGTGCCCGCGGCACCATAGCCAATTGAGTTGTTGAATGCCAGGCGTAACAAAGGATGGAAGCCAACTACATTGAGATAATCACTCACAGTATCGCATAGATATTGTCTTGACTCTGTGACATTGTACCAAACTGATTCATAGTTCTGGGCGGCTTGTATTTTGACTGTACCTGTGTAGCCCACCAAGTCATACTTGACTGTGGTTAAACTTGAACCATTGGTAGGCATGAAACTGCTGTAGAATTCAGTTGATTGGATGGCATTGATTGGCTGTGGTGTCAGTGCCCAGTCTGGCCATTGAGTTGGTCCCACACCAAAGTAATTGTTCTTGCCGTACATGTCAGGCACTGTGCAAATTGCGGCAGGAATGTGTTGCGGCAGCACAGAGTCCACAATGTTGCAGTCTGCTCTGGCTTGGCTGTTGGCATCTGTATAGGCGGCTTGCACATAGTCACCTGCTGTGCGTTGTATGCTATAACTAGCAGGCTGTGCTTGAATGTTAATGGTATCAGTGTTATCAAGCACTACTTTGACTCTGCCTAGTGCAGAACTCAGGATGTCCATGGACTTGGTAATCAGGAGTTCATCTCCTGTTTGATTCACCACACGGAAAACAAAACTCGAGCCTGCAATATTCACGGGCTTTTGGTCTTGATTGATAAATTCAAAGAGCAGAACATTGTCCACTCCCTTGTTGATTGTTAGTTGTTTTGCGTACACTGGGTCGTACCTCTTTGTAAAATATCCGCCACTGGTGTCTATCAAAAGTACCCGGACGAGTTGTTGGTATAAGTAAACGGTGGTTGAATACATAGGATCCTCAGCAAGTATTTATGGGTAACAATATCTTTGAAAAATTGACAGAAAAATATCCCTTCATAACATTGTGCATTTATGCCAATGCAGAATATGTGGGTGTGGTACAGAACAGGGACGATATTGTTACAACTATCTACGACTTTGGCAGTATCTTGGACCAGGAATCCAAGGTGTTATTCTTAGAATTAGCCAGCACGTGGTGGTGGGAAAGCAATAGATCAATTCCCATAAACATCTTTTTACGCCGAGACTGGGAACAGTTCCGTTATACCCTACGCACTTTTGTCAACAAAGATTTGGAAATACTACACGGTCCTGCTTGCAGTTTGCTGGACATAGTTCGCAAAAAAAGCAAACGCAAATCAATTACGCTTGTGCGACGGATGGACTAGTGAGATTCATGTGTAGTGCTACCAAGGCCGCGTAGGAAACTGCGTGGCTTTTTTTAAATGTGTAGCCTCGAGATTCGTCCCCGTCCCATACTGTAGCAAATACTTCTTGCCAAGGACGTGTTTGCAAATGTGCCTTGCCAGGGCGTATAATGGATATAAAGGCCGCCATTCTGGGTATTGAATCTGGTTTCATCACACATAGCAAATCTGTATAATTGCCCACGTGTACCAGTTGGCTAGCCCACTCATGATCTGTCCATAGTCTTTCCCAAGGTGGCGTGGCTGTGAACATCTCTTCATAGTGTGCAGGATCACGGATCAACTGATACACACTCATGTTTAGGAAGTCCAATTTAAAATACCCACGCTGTTCTGCTTCTTCGTAATCTATTGCGGCACACTGATTAACGGGATCTGCAGGAATATCTGTTACATAGATACCCGAGTTGTGCTTTCGTCCATTGCTTTGTCGTGCAGGTGTGTGTTGAATCAATTTCAGTATATCTTCACGGTTAGCAAAATCTAAATCAATGTCCGCGCTCATTACCATCCTGCCTTGTTTAATATATCTTTCACATACTCTTGATCCGCTGGGTAGTTGGTAAACTTTTTTTGCCAAGCGTCACTATCAATGTAGGGCCAGACCATGGCCACTTGTTCTGTGCTCAGTTCGCTTAGGAACTTTTGTCCCGACTCTGAATTGTAAATTACCCATGGTGAGATGCGTCCAGCTGTGACAGCATAACATAGACTATTGGTGTTGCCATAACGCATCCAATCATGAGGGGGATTGCCGGTTTCTTCTGCCCAACGTATGCTGTGTTCTATTGCTCTAGCCAGTGCATCATCTACTGCTTCCACACGCAGGTATTCCACAAGATACTCTGTGTAAATTTTGTCACTGCACCAGTGATCAATCTTTTTTTGTGCCTTTAGCAACCAGGTCATAAAACGTGGGGGTGCAATCACATGGGTATTCACACAGTAGTTGCCAAATTTCACAAATGCCTTGTAGTAAGGTGAGTCACAAAAGTCATCGTGTGTTTTGTTTCGGGCCGAGCCTTGCATGGTTTCATAGAACCGTATATAGGCTTGAAAGCCCATGCGTACACCTGCTTCATCTCGAGCAAGTCGTCGACGTTTGGGTTCGCATGAGTGAACCAACAATGATGACTCTTTCATGAATGTCTTTTTGCAATACTCACACGTGAATGTCATTTCTTGTCAGCACCTGCGGCTCTGTTGTATGCATCTATTTCTTTTTGAGTTGTAATCTGCGCCATGACATCAATTTCATCATCTTTGTATGTGGGATACATGGCCATCAAGGCCTTGCGTTTGGCACTGAGTCCGGCTTCTTTCTTGCGAGGCGCAATCCAAGGATGCCTTGGTGTGCCCATACTTGGACTTACCGTTGTGGCCATGAGCCATTGTAATTTAGGATGCTTACACACGATGAAAAAGAGCTTGTTCAGTCGCTCGTTGCAAGCAATCACATAAAACTCTTGTAGTTCTCTTGACCCTTCTACTGACGAGCCCCAGCGTATCATGAGATAGTTTGAAAACTTTTTCTTTTCTTCTGGGGTTAAATCGTCGTAGAATGTTCTCGCCTTGCGGTCAAACATACGCATTTCATTGGCAATGTTCAGTTTATCACTCATGTTTTAGTTAGTCTATAGATCATTATAGCATGTTCTAGTGCATCTTGTAAAGTAGGATTGATTCTTGCCGCACGGCGAATTTCACCCCAAAGTTGGTCTTCCATTATTTGATCATGCAAGGGTCTACCATCCCGGGTTCTTGAGTCGTAGTCAATTTGGTGACCTGTTATGGGATCATATCCATAACCTACTAGGACACGGTCAGCAGGGTCAGCACCCGACTCTCGAGCATACACTTCATTACCCACACGCTCGTAAATGTAAGTGGTATCCGGTTTGAGTGTTCCCATTACCAGGCTAAATTATAATTGACAATTTCACAGTTGCGGCTGACATCTTTCACAAAGTACACACAGTCAGGTTCAGCATCATCGTTCAAGGGTACTGCCAACATTTGGCCGTTCTTGAGTTTGGGTGCGTACCAGTTGACCTCATGATATACGTCTAGTATTTCAATATCCGGGAAAGAAGGTCTATAACTGCTTAGTGGATTGAATTGAAATACTCTAAAGCCTCTGTCGTTGATTGAAGTCAACGGTAGCACTTCCAAGTCACCAACGTCAGGTTCGCCAATCAAGATCTGCCAGTCCATGGGCATTTTGATTGTTTGTGTGCCAATACGC